CGAATTAAAACAAGCCATTTCCGAAGTAATGGGAATACCATTTTACGATATAACCGGCGGCAGCAGAAAACGAAACATAGTTTTTGCCCGTATGATTTACTCCCATTTTTGCAATAAGCAAGGGGAATCAATTACAAATATTGCCACTGAAATGAAGCACGACCATTCTACAATTATTTATTACCTGCGAAAATTCAACGATGATTACAAGTTTAATCCGAAATTCAGAGAGATTGTAAACCGGATAGAAAGCACTCTATCAAAGACTAATTTTTAATCGTAAGCGTCTTAATATAATACGAAATGGATATAAATTTAATATATAATATTGACTGTTCAGAAGGATTAAAAACCCTGCCGGATAATTCCGTAGATTGTTGCATAACCTCGCCGCCTTATTACGGATTGCGCGATTATGGAACAGCTACATGGGTGGGCGGTAATACCGATTGTAAGCATATAATCAAATGCGATGGATATGCCGCCGGAATAAAACAAAAAACAAATCATGGAAGTTTGAGAACGGCAAAAGACGTATGCCCAACCTGCGGAGCCGTCAGAATTGACAGCCAAATAGGATTAGAAGAAACGCCGGAAGCCTATATAGAACGCCTTGTAGATGTTTTTATGGAAGTTTACCGCGTATTGAAGCCAACCGGCACACTTTGGCTAAATATAGGCGATTCTTACTGGGGCGGAAAAGGATATAGCGGTTCATCAGCCGGAATATACCAATACGAGCGAAGGAAAGAAGGGAAAACAATAACGCCCGAATGTTCCAATATTGGCGGAAAGGGAACAATAAGACCAACCGACAGGAAACACGAATATATCAAAGCAAAAGATTTAATCGGCATACCTTGGATGCTTGCCTTTGAACTCCGCCGCGCCGGATTCTATCTGCGGCAGGATATTATATGGCACAAACCAAACCCAATGCCGGAATCAGTAAAGGACAGGTGTACAAAATCACACGAACATATTTTTTTGCTTACCAAGTCAGCAACATATTATTTTGATAACGAAGCAATATTAGAACCCGCAGCATACGACGGGCGAAAAGATACAACTTTCAAAGGAAGTGATAAATATTCAGATTCGCCAACAGGTCTAAATGTACAAAGTTTTGCATCAAAAGGACACGAACGCTGGCCTAATAAAATACGAGGTTTCAAAGAAAAAGAAGGACAAACCGGATTAACACCCAGCCACCACGGTAGCAGCATACCAACGTATCCGGAACGAAACAAGCGCGATGTTTGGTCGGTATGCACCAAAGCCGAAAAAGAGGCGCATTTTGCTGTCTTCCCTGATAGTTTGATAGTAGATTGCATCAAAGCCGGATGCCCCGAAAACGGAATAGTACTCGACCCGTTCATGGGTTCAGGCACAACCGCCGTAGTAGCGCGAAAACTTGATAGAAATTACATAGGATTTGAATTAAATCCCAAGTATGTAAAAATAGCAGAAAGAAAGATATACAATCAATTAGGAATGTTCAAATGAAAGCAATAGTAACATTTTCAGGCGGCAAAGACAGCCTCGCGGCCCTACTTTGGATTAGGAACAATTTTTCAAAGAATTTCACTACCGTATTTTGCGATACAGGGTGGGAAAACCCGATAACATACCGGTATATTAACCAAGTAGCGGAAAAATTAGGACTTGACATCGTTATTTTGAAGTCAAAAAAATATGACGGTTTAATAGATTTAGCAAAGCAAAAAAAGCGTTTCCCTTCGTCGCAACGCCGTTTTTGTACTTCCGAATTAAAATCAATTCCTACTATTGATTATTTGCTGGACTTTGTAAAGGATAATTTTATAATTATTCAGGGAATACGAGGGGCAGAATCAGAAAGCCGCGCAAAAATGGCAGCGCAATGTAATTATTTCAAATATTACCTTGAACCATACGGACAGGATAAAAACGGAAAAGATAAATTTCATACATACCGCCGAAAAGAAATTTTATCTTTTTGCGAAAACCACGCCACCGATGTATGGCGTCCTATTTTTGATTGGACGGCGCAACAGGTTATAGATTATATACTCGAAAACGGATTAGAACCTAATCCGCTTTACAAAATGGGATTTAAGCGGGTAGGTTGTTTTCCCTGCATTATGTCGGCAAACCCCGAAATTTACCAAATAACACAGCGATTTCCTGAACGTATTACAGAAATAGCAATGTACGAAAAAGAATGTAAATCATCATTCTTTGGCCCCGATTCGATACCGAAACACGCCTATAAAGGAAGCTATCCACTAATTGCCGATGTAGAAAAATATATCAAAAACAAACACGCCGCAGGGACTTTGTTTGAAGAATACACAGCTATGAGTTGTATGAGTTATTACGGACTTTGTGAATAAAGAAGATATGAAAAACATTAAAATTCTATATATAGACCTATTTTGCGGTGCAGGCGGAACTTCAACCGGAGTAGAAAGCGCAATACATAAAAAAGGGAAATGCGCCAAAGTAATAGCATGTGTAAATCACGATGCCAACGCCATTGCCAGCCATGCCGCAAACCACCCGGATGCGCTGCATTTTACCGAAGATATACGGACATTAGAGTTATACCCGCTTATTTTGCATATAGCAGAAATGAAAGCTAAATACCCCGGTTCATTGGTAGTATTATGGGCTTCTTTGGAATGTACCAATTTCAGCAAAGCCAAGGGCGGACAGCCTCGCGATGCAGATAGTCGCACACTTGCAGAACATTTATTCAGGTATATAGAAGCCATTAGCCCCGATTACATACAGATTGAAAATGTAGAAGAATTTATGTGCTGGGGCGATTTAGACGAAAACGGAAAGCCGGTAAGCAAGGACAAAGGTTTAAAATATTTGCAGTGGGTAAATAACGTAAAATCATACGGATATAATTTCAAACACCGGATTTTGAACGCTGCCGACTATGGGGCTTATACAAGCCGGAAGCTTTTTTTTGGAATTTTCGCAAAAGACGAATTACCGATAGTTTTTCCAAAGCAGACGCACACAAAGAACGGAACTAAAGATTTATTTGATAATACAAAAAAATGGAAGCCGGTAAAAGACGTTTTAGACTTTTCAGACGAAGGCGAAAGCATTTTTACACGAAAAAAGCCATTATCAGACAAAACATTAGAGCGGATTTATGCCGGATTAATAAAATTTGTAGCAGGCGGAAAGGATAATTTTTTATCTGCATATTACGGAGTAACAAAAAATTTCAATAGAACATACGAACAAACGGCTAAATCCACAGACGAACCATGCGGAGTATTGACAACCGAAAACCGTTTTGCCAAAGTGCAATGTAGATTTATCCAACAACGAAATAGCGGAAAACCGGAACATAAGGTAATATCAGTAGAACGCCCAGCCCGAACCATAACCGCCACCGGCGGCAATCAGGAACTTGTACAAGCCAAATTCTTAGGCAGATATAACGGTCAGCCTAATCAAGAAATAAACGCCGTTTCAATAGATGTTCCGGCGCCAACCCTTACAACAGTAGATCGCCTATCATTAATTTCACCAAAATATTTATGCTCGTACAGCTTCAAAGATACGGCAAAGGGGATTGATAGTCCATGCCCTACATTACTGACAAAAGACCGTTTGTCGTTAGTTTCGCCGAATTTTTTAGTAAATAATTATTCCGGCGGCGGGCAAAATTCTGATATAAACAAACCATGTCCGGCAGTAATGACATCGCCAAAACAAACCATAGTACAATGCAAATTTATTGATCAGCAATATGGTTGTAGCAAACCGTCGGGAATTGAAAACCCATTAGGCTGTATTACTTCAAACCCGAAATACAATCTTGTTAGTTTGCAACCTTGGATAATGAATACAAATTTTTCCAACGTCGGCAGCCCGATAACAGAACCCAGCCAAACAATAACAGCAAATCGAAAATGGCACTACCTGATGAATCCGCAATATTACAGCAAAGGCGGAAGTGTTGAAAATCCTTGCTTTACGCTTATTGCCCGAATGGATAAACAACCGCCCTATTTGGTAGCCACCGAAAGTGGGATAGCGATTGAAGTTTACGAAACTGACAGCGAGCCGATGCACCGGATAAAAGAATTTATGGCATTGTACGGAATAGCCGATATAAAAATGCGGATGCTAAAAATACCGGAACTAAAACGGATAATGGGATTTCCCGAAGATTATACGCTTATAGGTACGCAAGCCGAGCAAAAGAAGTACATCGGTAACGCCGTAGAAGTAAATATGGCGCGGGTAATGTGCGAAGCATTAGTAACAGAATTATACAGTATAGGAATTTTAAAAATAGCAGCATAATGGCACTAAACGAATCAAAAGGAAATATGTATGAGTTTGTAACCCATACATGGAACACAGTAAAAGGCAAATGCCCGCACGATTGCGGATATTGCTACATGAAAGGTATTGCAAAGCGGTTCAACAAACATCAATGCCCGGTACACTTTGACGAAAAGGAATTAAAAACTAATCTCGGCGAGGGTAATTTTATTTTCGTAGGTAGCAGTAACGATTTATTCGCAAAGGATATACCGGAAGAATGGATTTTGAAAACTTTAAAATATTGCGAAAAATTTAATAGCAAGTACTTGTTTCAAACAAAGAATCCAACAAGAATACTTGATTACATAGATACATGTGTTATTTCTGATAAATCGACCATTTGTACAACGATAGAAACAAACAGATATTACCATGATATAATGGGAGATTGTCCACTTGTGAATAATCGGGCGGATGCAATGAATATTATAAGTGAAGTTGTAAAAACATTCGTTACTATCGAACCGATTATGGATTTTGATTTGTCTGAATTTATCGAACTAATAAAAAAATGCAATCCGCAGCAAGTAAACATCGGAGCCGATACCGGACATAATCACTTGCAAGAACCACCAAAAGAAAAGATTTTAGAACTTATTACAGCATTGGAAAAATTTACTTTAGTAAAGCAAAAAACGAATTTAAGCAGAATATTAAAATCATAAAATTTACAGAAATGAAAACAGCAGTCGTATTGTTAAGCAAAACATATTTTCCGCAGCATCTGAAAGCGGGAAAACCTACAATGTTTTGCGAAAAGGTTTTAAACGAGTTTTATGCCGATAAACGAGTTTTGCCGGTAGATTCCATCGGCCCGCACGCACCATACTACAAAATACACACCTGCCGGAAAAATTTTGAGTATTGGAAGGATAAAATAGAAAAATTAAAAGCCGCAGGCGGAGTGTTAAGTGTCCGGGAATGGGTAGGAAAGCCGTATCAGAAGCCGGGACAAAACACAATAATAGACATTCCGGCAGAAGATATAGATGTACAAAAATTAACCCTTTGGAAAAACAAAAGAATGGATTATTACGCAATAGAAGAAATCGCCCCAATTCATACTGTCTATGATTGGGAAGCGCAGGTAAACGGTAATATCATTCCTATTCTTGTTTTGGCTTCAAACGATGGTCTTACAGTAGAAGACTTCAAAGCATGGTTTTTACCGGTATTTGAGCAAGAAAAAGCCGATATTTTAGACTTTGCAATTATTCACTTTACAAAATTCAGATATTAAAATTATGGAACAGATTAAACAACCACCTCCAAAGGAGGTGGATTTTTTAGTTAGATTAAAGACATTATCGCAGACGACAAATTTAACGATTTTCTGCAAGGGGAAATAAATGTTTATAACTCCCGCCCATCACCCGGCAAAGGATTACGCTACAAACGCACTCCATTTGACGGATTAAAAGATGAAGGAAAATTTAACGTGGAAAGTATCCGCGCCGAGTTTGTTAAGATTGCAAACAGGGAAACAAAATTATCTCGCGCCCAGCGTGATGCAGTTTCCGCAATAGTATTTGAAGCTGCCCGTAAAACGGTAATTTTTCGGGATAAAGAAGCAAAAGCAGTAGAACGGGCAACAAAGGAAGTTGCAGAATTAAAGAAACGTACTAAAAAGACAAAGAAATGAACATAGAAAAAAACGAAATTTCAAAAGCATTAGAGTTAGTAAAATTCGTTTGGGATAACGAGAAAATAGGTGGTAATTCCTATACACGTCTTAATGAATTAATGCGTAATGCTGTAAAATTAGCGATTGAAGCGCAATTAAAATTTAACAAAGATGATGTAAACTTTATTTTTCATCATTGTAATGGCGGTTATTGGTTCAGAGCAAACACAAACGGAAAAGGATGCGGGGAAGATTTTTACTCTTTTGCCTGCAAAGTAGATAATACTTCTTTTTGCCAAAGTTACGAATCGTTTTACGACTTCAAACCTTTTATTTCAAAAAAAGGAAATAGACTGTACGAGCGGGCGACATTAAGAAGCAATGATAAACGTTTTCGAGTAACCGGATTTGATTTTGACATAAAACGAATACACCTTGTAAGTTACGATATTTCGGATTGGCATGAAAAAGGAAAACGTAACCTACATAGCTTTGATAACAAGGAATGGAACGAGTTTAGAAAACAATTAGAAGAATTTTAACTAACAAAATAGGATTAATATGACACTAACAGATAACTCCCCTATGCCCTTTGGAAAATACAAAGGTACAGCGATGGCAAATGTTCCAGCAGATTATCTCATTTGGTTACATGACAACGGAAAATGTAATACCGAAGTTCAGGCGTATATCGTAGATAATATGGACGCTCTAAAACAGGAAATTAAAAACAAAATGCAACGATGAAAATAGGATTAATAGCCGCAGACGGACATAACTTCCCAAATTTGGCACTGATGAAAATCGCCGCTTTCCATAAGAAGCAAGGCGATACAGTTGAATGGGTAAATCACTTTGAAAGATACGATAAAGTCTATATTTCAAAAGTATTTACCTTCACGCCCGACATTCAGACCGTAATACAAGCCGACGAAATAGAACGCGGCGGAACCGGTTACAACATACATAAAAAGTTACCGGAAGAAATAGACCGCCAGCAGCCGGATTATTCGATTTATTCGTTATCCCATTGGTACAACGGTAAAACCGGATATGGTTTTCTTACTCGCGGATGTATTCGTCATTGCCCTTGGTGCATTGTTCCACAAAAAGAAGGTTCTATAAAACCATATCAGGATATTAAAGACATTTTGCAGGGCCGGAACAGTGCAATACTAATGGATAATAATATTTTAGCAGCAGGCGAATACGGTATGCAGCAGTTAGAAAAAATAGCCAAAATAGGGTGTAAGATAGATTTTAATCAAGGATTAGATGCACGGATTATTGTTTCAAACCCCGATATTCCTAAACTACTTTCAAAAATAAAATGGTTAAATCCTGTCCGTTTAGCTTGCGACAGCAAAGCAATGGTAAAAACCGTTGAGAATGCCGCTGAACGATTGCGCGGGGCAGGATTAAAACCGTACCGCCTTTTTGCTTATGTACTTTTAACAGATTTGCAAAGCAGTTACGACCGGATTAATTTTCTCAAAGATTTGGATATTATGCCGTTTGCACAGCCTTACCGGGATTTTACACCTAAACAGACTATCCCGCAATGGCAGTTAGATATGGCGCGTTGGTGTAACGACAAAGCCATATTAGCATCATGCGATTTTAAAGATTACAACCCGCGCAAGGGATTTTATTGTAGAGAATATTTTAATAATGATTTTTTATAAATGGAACAATTACACAATATTACGCTCATAAATGCAGACTGTATGGAAGTCATGAAAACATTATCTGATAATACTTTCGATATAGCCATAGTCGACCCGCCGTATGGAATTGGTCAAGGCGGTGAAAAAAATATATCACGTGGCAATTTATGTGCAGCGAAAAATTATATAACATTTAATGATGATTTACCTCCTCCGTTGACATATTTTCAGGAATTAAGACGTGTATCGAAAAATCAAATAATATGGGGAGCAAATCATTTTATAAGCAGAATTCCTTATGATAGTAGTTGTTGGATTGTATGGGATAAGGATAACGGAAGTAATGATTTTGCAGATTGTGAATTAGCATGGACTTCATTTAATAAAGCGGTACGTAAATTCAAATTCCGTTGGCAGGGCATGCTTCAGGAAAATATGAAAAATAAAGAAATCCGTATTCATCCAACTCAAAAGCCGGTGGATTTATACGCTTGGATTATTAACAATTTTTGTAATCATGGAGATACAATTTTAGATACTCATTTAGGTAGTGGGTCTATTTGTATTGCCGCTCATGCATTAGGTTATAAATTAACAGGAATAGAATTAAACGAGAAATATTTTATAGCTGCCAAACGCAGGATAGAATATTATCAGGCACAAGGAAAACTATTTTAATATACAACAAAGTTTATTGATATGATAAAATACCATACAATTATCGCAATTGACCCGGACGTAGATAAATCCGGCGTGGCTACTTTGCAAATAGAAGAAAAACATTTAGTAATGGATAGTTTAAAATTTCCGAAACTAATTGATTTACTAAAATGGATAAACGAAGATAAAACACATTTTCCGTTTATGGTTATTGTCGAAGCCGGATGGCTTAATACCGTTTCTAACTACCATACTGCAGCCGGAAGACGCGGGCAGAGAATCGCAAAGAATGTGGGCGCAAATCACCAAGTCGGTAAAATGATTGTTGAAATGTGCGAATATTACGAAATATCGGTTACAACCGTAAAACCATTAAAAAAAATGTGGCATGGAAAAGACGGTAAGATAACACAGGAAGAAATAGCAGCATTTACCGGAATTGTTGGTCGCAATAACCAAGAGGAACGCGATGCCGCTCTTTTAGCATGGGTTTACGCAGGATTACCGATAAAAACGAACTTCCGTAAATAAACGCCCGATGTGCTATTTTCTATTGTTTATGATAATTCTCTACCAATTAAAAATAAAAATTGATTGTGCGCGAAATCCGGAAAAAATAACTTTCCTGTTTTGTTGGTAAATTTTTGGTAACTTTTCCTTAAAAACGTATTAATATAATGCGTTTCGGTTTTATTTTTGCGAAATTCTAATTATTCGAGATATGGGAAGAAAGAAGCAAAAAGACGAATCGGAAGATGATATAAATTTCGGAAACATTGAAATACCGGAGTTTGACCCTGCTATCTTTGACATTATACCAAACGGGGCAGAAGCCGACGAAACGAGATACACAAAGCCCAAAGTTTACGAAGCAAAACCGCAATATATTTTGTATGAGAATGCCGATAAGCTGGCAAGAGAATTGACGATAAACAAAAATGAGCGGGCCGATGTATTTGTTTCCGGCGCCTTCATTTTTGGCGATTTCATAGAAGCCTACATAGTACAGCGAAATGCAAAAGTAAAACGAATGACAATTACAACGCTTTCGCTTTCCCAAGAGAATGTAGATAGCCTTCGTAATTTGTTGGTCGGCGGTTTTGTTGAAGAATTAAACCTAATTGTTTCAGTATATTTTTATGGACATGAACGATGGTCGTTAATCCCATACATTTACGAAAAATTAGATATTGATAACAAGTTTCAAATGGCTGTTTGCGCAGCACATACCAAAACTTGCACCTTTGAAACTTTGGGCGGGCGCAAGATAATCATTCATGGAAGTGCCAATCTTCGCAGTAGTGGAAACATAGAACAGTTTACCATTGAAGAAAACAAGGAATTATACGACTTCTATAATGAGCAAACCGACAAACTTATCGAAGCCTATAAAACCATAAACAAGCCTATCAGAGATAAGCCGTTATGGAACATTATAACAAAAAAGAAGTTTAACGATTAAAATTTTTGAATTATGGCATCAGGAAGCGAGAGAGGCGGAAGCGGGTCGCGTTTGAAAAATAGTACCGCAGCAAGTAGAAGAACCCCAACATATCAGGCATGGCACCCCGGTATGGATACTCCATTTTAACTGTAGCAAATTATGGGAAAGTTTGATTTAGTGCAAAGCGTTATACTTCCGCTTTCGCAGTTGGAAGTAAACAAAGGACAAATCGAGGGTTTACCGGCAAACCCTCGATTTATACGCGATGAGCGTTACCGAAAACTAAAAAATTCCATTCAGGAAAACCCTGATATGCTTTCTCTTCGCGAGTTGTTAGTATTTGAACACAACGGAAAATATATAATCATTGGCGGAAATATGCGTTACCGAGCCGAAAAGGAATTAGGCTATACAGAAACACCATGTAAAATTATCCCACCCAGCACACCGGTAGAAGCATTAAAGGCGTACACAATAAAAGATAATGCCGGATTTGGCGAATGGGATTTTGATTTGCTCGCCAATGAATGGAATCCTGAAGACTTACAACGTTGGTGCGTAGATATTCCAAATATTGATATCAATACAGAAGAGGACGCGCAAGAAGATAACTTTAATGTAGATGATAATTTGCCCAAAACAGCCAAAAGTAAAACTGGTGATATTTACCAGATTGGAAAACATCGGCTAATTTGTGGGGACTCTACTGACCATGTATTTATGTCAAAACTTATGGGCGACAAAATAGCCGATTTACTTATTACTGATCCGCCATATAATGTTGATTATGAAGAAAAAGGGAAAACAATGCTTAAATTAGGGTATAAAAATAAGCGGATAATAGAAAATACAAATAATAAAATCACAAATGATAAAATGACCGACACCTGTTTTTATGATTTTCTTTTTAAGTCGTTTTTATCAGCATTTGAAAGAATCAAACACGGTGGAAGTTTTTATCTATTTTATGCAAGTCGTGAAACTCTGAATTTCCGTAATGCAATCAGTCAAGCTGGATTTACAATCAAACAAGAATTAATATGGAACAAAAACAGTTTTGTTTTAGGCCGTCAAGATTATCAATGGAAGCATGAACCAATTTTATATGGATGGAAAGAAGGCGCTGCGCACTATTTTACAAAAAATAGAACATTAACAACCGTTATTGAAGACAAACCGGACATTGATAAATTTTCTAAATCAGAACTTAAAAATATGGTTAAAGAATTATTGCAGGGAAATGTCCCCACAACAGTAATCGATGAAGATAAGCCGGTGCGTAATGCAGACCATCCGACCATGAAGCCGCTAAAATTGATTGGACGATTAATCAAAAATAGCAGTCGACGCGGGGATATTGTATTAGATATGTTTGGCGGTTCCGGTAGTACATTGATGGCCGCCGAACAATTAGATCGCTCTTGTTATATGGTAGAATTAGACCCATGCTACTGCGATGTAGTAACAAAACGATGGGAAGAATTTACCGGACAAACTGTCGAATTTGAAGGTAATATTTTTGTATCGGATAACACCGATACAAATTGCAAATAACACCGATACAAATGCCGAATCCGAATCCCAATACTTCAGGGTTAAAACCGCCATTTCAAAAAGGCGAAAGTGGAAATCCAAACGGGCGTCCGTTGAGTAGAGTGCCGGAAGCCCTAAAAAACATTTTGGGAAAGAAGAAAGCGAAAAAGTTTTACCAATTAAATGAGAAAGAAGTAAATGAATGGGAAGCCGCTATATTAACAATGACAACCAACGAGCTAAAAGCCCTTGCAAGCTGGGAAGATTGTAACAGTTATGCCAAAGGGTTAGCGATGGGGATTTTGTTTGATATGAAAAACGGCAATACAAAAACGATTGATAAACTCCGAGAGCGGCAATTTGGCAAAGCAATACAAAAAGTCGAATTAACCGGAAAAGACGGCGGCGACCTTATACCTGCCCGCGTGTTGAGCAAAGCAGAAGCAAAAGAATTATTAGAGAGTTTGAATAATGAGTTTTGACAAAGAAATACGAGATATTGACGTTAAAAAGACTTGGTGTTTACTTAGTCTTTTGAACTTTACACGCTATTTTTTTAAAAAACGGTTCAAACGTAAATTTGTCATAGGCGACCACCACATAAAAATCGCAGCTTTACTCGATAAGGTTTTTAGTGGGGAAATAACGCGCCTTATTATCAACATTGCACCACGATACGGAAAAACAGAACTCGCAGTAAAAAACTTTATCGCTATGGGGTTGGCATTAAACCCGAAAGCAAAATTTATTCATTTATCATATTCCGATGATTTAGTGCGTGATAATAGTAGCGATGTTCAGGGTATAATGAACGAACCTGATTACCGGCGTTTCTTTGCGGCCCGCCCTACATCTTCTAACTCTCGAAAATGGTACACAAAAGAAGGGGGCGGATTATATGCCGTAAGTTCATCGGGACAGGTAACAGGGTTCGGGGCCGGATTGGTAGATGATGAAGATTTGATAAACCAAGAAACGGAAGAAAACGAACAATCCGAATTTTCCCAAGAACTCGACGAACTAACATCATGCATTGACGAAAGCGAAGGATTTGGCGGGGCAATAATCATAGATGACCCAATTAAACCGGACGATGCCCGCAGCGACCTAATCAGAAACAAGGTAAATCAAAAATTTGAAACAACAATCCGTAACCGCGTAAACAGCCGTAAAACTCCGATAGTAATCATTATGCAGCGTTTGGATGAAGACGACCTTTGCGGTTATTTGCAAAGTTTGGAGCCGGAAGAATGGACGGTTTTAAGTTTGCCATGTATTTATACAAATGAAGAAACAGGAGAAGAATGCGCCCTTTGGGATTTCAAACATACATTAGTAGAATTACATAAATTGCAGGACAAAAACGGTTTTGTATTCGATACCCAATATATGCAGAACCCTAAACCACTCGAAGGATTAATGTATGAAAAACCATTCAAAGAATACGAAGTAATCCCGATAACTCAAAAGAAAAAACGGAAAAATTATACCGACACAGCCGATACCGGTACTGATTATTTATGTTCCATTGATTACGTTGAAACCGAGATAGGAAACTTTGTTTTAGATGTGCTTTATACGCAAAAATCAATGGAATACACAGAACCTAAAACGGCGGAAATGATAAGCAAAGATTTGATAGAAAAAGCGGTTATAGAAAGTAATAACGGTGGGCGTTCCTTTGCGCGTACTGTTGAATCGCAATGCCGGATAATGGGTAATGATAAAACACGATTCAAATGGTTTCATCAAAGCGAAAACAAACAAGTACGAATATTCAATAACTCAGCAGCCGTAAATAATTTAACTCATTTTCCCAAAGGCTGGGATAAACTATGGCCGGAGTTTTACAGGGACATAACAAGATATATGAAAGTAGGTACAAACGCCCACGATGACGCGCCAGATGCTTTAACCGGTACAGTTGAAGAAAGGAAGCGGGACGGCGTAAAAGATTTAAGCGGATATTTTAATTAACATTTAATATACAGAATTATGACAGCAGAAGCATTACAACTGATTTTAGACCTTCAAAAGAAGGTAGAAAAGTATGAAAGATTTCACTTTGATTTGATATTTATGCTTGGTAAAAAAAATACAAAAATTGTAGTTCCGCCATTGGAAGATGATTTGTTAAGCATTATTTATCAAGATACTAAAAAATTAATAGAAGGCAAAAATGAAAACGATTAAGAAAGTACCCGTAACGATTGAATTTGTAGAAGAAATGCCTTTCGATACAATTCAAGAAAATGTTTTGTATGTGGATAAAAAAATATGCCGGATACGTCATCATTGCCTTTGCGGATGCGGGAGTTTGATTGATATTCCATTATCGAAAATCGACGATAACGGAAAAATATACACAGGCAATTCTAATGGGTGGGATTTGACTGTAAAAGGCAATAAGGCTACAATAACGCCGTCAATATTAAACTATCCATGTAAGGGGCATTATATAATTACAAACGGAATAGCAAATTTAGTATGAATATAAAGCGATTTGACCCGGTTATTTACCCACAAAAATTATGGGTATGTGTTGAAAATGATTTTAAGAAGTTAAATGGATTATTTTCTGATATTGATGATAATACAGATATAGACTTTGGAAAATATAAAAATTACGAAGCGATTACGATAAACACACTTGAAAAAGAAACAAAACAATTTGGAGTGCTTATAATTTTTAGACCAAAATATTTTGATTGCAAGACAATAGCACATGAAGCCTCACACGCAACCGGTTATATGTTTCATCATATAGGTTGTGATATGGATTGCGGCGAACCCACAGCATATTTAATCGGTTGGATTGCCGATTGTTGCTGGAAATTAAAAGCTAACAACAAATAATTATAAAATATTACAGATATGGACATTAAAAAACTTTTCAAAGAAAAAGACCATAATACGGTCATTGAAGAATTGAAATCCGGTCGCAATGCTCTACAGCCGGATATGGATACTATTTTGTCGCAATTAGAGCCATCGAAACATGATATTTTCGATAAGGTAAAACGACCGGATAAGCCGGTAAAAGTAGATGTTTCAGAAGAAGAAAAGAGAGAATGGAGCTTACAAAATCAAACATTACCACAAGGATATAAAGGTAACGAAGAAAGAACAGAATTTGCACCGGTAGCCCGTATTGCGCTTGCCATTCAAAAACTGATTGTAAAACGAGCGGTAGCCTTCACATTTGGAAATCCGGTAACATTGAATGCCGAGCCGGAAGATGAAAACGAAAAAACTGTATTAAACGCAGTAAAAAAAGTTTTGTTCAGCACCAAAAGCCGGACTATTAATCGGAAAGTAGCGCGTGAAATTTTTAGCACAACCGAAGCTGCCGAACTTTGGTATCCGGTAGAAAAGCCAACTAATTACGGTTTTCCTTCAAAATTCAAATTGCGTGTTGCTATTTTCAGTCCGAAAAAAGGCGACAAACTTTTTCCCTATTTTGATGAAACCGGCGATATGGTCGCTTTTTCACGCGAATTTGTAATAAAGGATAAAAAGGAAAAAGAACACACCTATTTTGAAACATATACCGATACCGAGCATCTGATGTGGGAACAGGATAACGCACAATGG